CAAACCACCTCCTCCTTCAACGGGAAATAATTGTCTAGTATCACCTTCTAATCCAGCTAAACCACCAGTGTTAAATCTTCTAAAAGGTGGTGGTTCGGGTTTTGATGCGGGAGCGGCATACATTGCTTCTCTGCTTCTAGGACTTACAGTTTTTGTTTCTCCTCCGCCTTTTCCTATAGTGACAGTGCCACCGCCGCCTGTGTAGTCGTCTCTACTTTGGTTTCTTGATTCTTGTGCTTGAGATGCATCTCGCGCTCTTCGATCTTTCTTTGCTTGATCTGCTATGGCTTTTTCTCTAGCGTCTTCTTCTGCTCTTTTTTGAGCAAAAAAAGCTTCTAAACCGGGATCGACAGTCGGAACATCAGTTGTTGTTGTTTGAAAAGGATTTTGAAACATGCCGAAATCAAAAAAAGCAGTTTGAAATTCTGGAAAACTCGAAACACCACTTTGTGCAGGGTTTATTAATCCTAATTTTTGTGCTTGATTAATTAAAAAGTCAGAAGAACTTAACTGTTTCCCAGCTCTTGCCGTAGAACTCATTTTTCTAAGATAATTCATTACGCGGCCTATATTTGGGTCTGTTGGTTTTACTCCATACTCCTCTTGTAAATCTCTTTGTATATTTAATAATGTACCTTCTTGTTTTTGAGGATCTTGTTCGGCAAATGGTGTTCCAAAAAAATCGAAGGTTCCGGTTTTTGTTGGATCTCGGAGTGACTTTATTGTCTTCAACAGCTTTTTCGGAAGATTTTCTTCGCCTATATCTTCTATAATTTTATTAAGTTCGGGAGTCATGGGTATAGTTCCGGGAGCTGTAGTTGTTACTTCTGCTCTTCTTCTAGCTATTTCCGCATCAGCTTGCGCTTTTGGTAAAAGATCAATAATTTCCTCATCTGAAAGAGTAGATAAGTCCGTTCCCAAATAATATTTTGCCATTAACTACCTCTCATCCCGTCTGGTCTAATATCCAAACGCATTGTACCGTATCGCCACTTATCACCAACGGCATCACTGCTAATTCTAACAGCAACTTGTCTACCACGTATACGTGTATTAACTTTTGTTGTTGACGTCGTTACGTCAAAGGATCCATGACTTGTTTGATTACCAGATGGGTAGGGTCTGGTTTTTAATGTGACATCTGCTGTGCCTGTTAAGTTTTTAAAGTCTGGTATAAACCTTGATACAGACATAAAGTTATCACCGTCAGCAATATCTATATCACCAGATTCAATATGGTTTGCCATAGCAGAGCCATCATCTTCTGTTCCTGTTTCATGTAAGAATACAAATGTTCTACCAGCTTTAAGTCCTGTAATTGTTGATATGGTTGCAGTGGTATCTGTAGATTTAAATTGTGTAGCATAAGGCACAGGATAAACACCATAATCAGACCAAGATGTTCTAGCAAGTGTGCCTACATACCAAAGGTTTTCTGCGTAATTGTAAGTTACCATTCTATCTATTTGATCAGAGTTAGCTGACGCATAGAACCACATAACTTCATTGTAGTTTGAGTTAGCCGCACAATATACATCTTGTTGTGCATTTTTGTTAATATCATCAAATACAAAATCTTGTACTGTGCAAGGTAATTTTTTAACTGCACCATCGTATATGAAGAAAGAGTCATTACTCATCCAGAATGAGTTACCAGATACATCGACAGCCGCATTAATACCTACGGCTCCACAATTAGAACCTATTTGTTTAAAACCAAATGTTAGAGGAGCACCAATAAACTGCATTGCATATAATGCTGTATCAGTCCATATCATAACAGCACCTCTTGATCTTACTGCTGTTTGTATTTGGTTACCGTCTGTTAATCGAAAAGATCCTGCTGTATTTGTAGCAGTCGGTGTCCAATCATTAGTGGATTCTTGATCTGACCAACGTATAAACATGTTATCTTGTGTAGCTGTTTGACCTATTGTTGTTTCGGTGCCAAGACAAATGACGTGTCTATCGTCACCAGATACAATCATAAATCTAGATTTAGTCGGTGCACCACTTACTTCTGTCGTGGTAGCTAAACTTGTTAATCCATCAGACGTGTCCCAGTAAAATAAACCACCATTAAATTGTAAAGCTAATACATCTTCACCCCAGTTATCAAGTGCCCATTTTGAAGATTGTAGTAAAACACCTTCACCACCAGTTAGTCCTTCTCTTGATGTATTCCATGTTGATGTGCTCCATGTACCTGCACCCCAACCATAACCAAATAAGGAAACAGCCGCGCCAGTATTTAATTGATATGTAGCATTAGCAGTTACGCTTGCATTTCCAGTAGAACTAGCCGCCGCCTTTGCTTCTATTGTATAAGTGTTACCATCTGGAACTGTTAATATTTCAAACTCGCCTTGTAAGTTAGCGGCAGATATACCGTTAACTGCGCCACCTACACTAGCAATCGTAACGAAATCACCGATCAAAGCACCATGACTAGAATCTGTTACAGTCACCGTAGTAGATCCGTTTGTTGTTGCAAACTGTGTAATATTACCTGTGCCAGTAGAACGGGTAGGTGTTATGTCAGCGTAGTTACCCTCAGAGTAAGCATATAATTTTTTATTTGTTCCATAGATAGCATATTTAACACCGTTAAGTGCTGAGTAAGATAGTATAGCTCTAGTTGCACCAACAAGTGCATCGCTTGTTACTTTTTCCCAACCACCTATTTTTTCTGGTAGTCCGTATCGAAAACGAACATTATCACTATCTACCCAACGACCTTCAGCGCCGTATTCGGTATTTTGTTTATCTATTCCCGGTGCTATCTGTAATTTTGATAATGGCATAATTAAATCGCAGTGTCATAAATCCTAATGTATCTAAAGTCGCTACCCACTTTAATCTTTAAAGCACCTACTTTACTTCCGCCTTCATCTGTAGAAGTTGATATGCTAGCAGTGCTACCACTACCTGTTGTCCCATCAAAATGAATAAATGCTTGATCTTCATCATCTTGATCTAATGATACACAAGCTATGGCACCTGTAGAGCTTGCTTGGTTTATTTCTACCAAAGCATTAGCTGGTGAGTTTGTGCCAAAACCTATTTTATCAGCAGAGCCATCTATAAAGAAAGCATTTGCTAGTGTGTTTGTTTCTGCTCTAAAATCAACAGAGGCACCTGCTTCATTAAAAGTAAAAGCACCACCATCAACATCTACATCACCAGCAAATTCAGCCGCGCCGCTAGTTTTAAAAGTTCCTGTCACGTCCAATGTTTTAGAAGGTGAGGCATTGTTAATACCAATACGATCATTACCTGCATCTACAAACAACATGTGAGTTGCTGTATTACCTTCTATTCTAAAATCTAAATCCGCTCCTGCTTCATTAAAAGTAAAAGTACCACCGTTAAGTGATACATTACCAGCCACGGTCAGTGTTCCGTTAGCCGTGATGTTTCCACAATCATCCAATACATCGAACATTGTAGAACCATCAGAATACAAGATGTGCTTGGATCCTGCTACAAGGTTAGTTGCTGTTCCGCCTGCTGGTTTAAATCCTAATGTGTGTGTACCCATGGTTGTTGCATTATCAACAATGTACCATGTTTCTACAGCCTCACTTTGCATGGTCGTATTACCGGTAAGTGTGCCTGTTAATCTAATTATAGCATTACTTTGTTCGTCTGTGGTCTGACCATCTGATGTGTCAAGTGAATCTGACGTGCTTGCAATAGCAATAGACACATAACCTTTGATTGCTGATTCTACCTTTTGTAAATTGTTATTTGTTATTACACCCCAAGTTCCAGAGTTTTCTCCACTGGCTTGAAGTTCTAAGTTTAATGCACTTGAAAATGTTGATGCCATTTATCCTCCTAGTCTGTGGACCCCGGTTCTACGTCTTTCCAAAATGGTGTTTGTGAGTCATCAACCTCACTCCAAATAAATAAGTTTGGAGATCCTGTTGAAAACGTAATAAGGTTTTGAAAGCTTTCACCAAACGGTGTCTCTTCGCCTAAACCTACAGTTATCTGTCCAGCTGTTGTTAAAGACAGAGATGAAGTACCTGTTACTGTTTCTGTGCCAATAGAAAATGTTGGATCTAAATCAGTGCCTGTTTGCGTAACAACAGCCGTACCTGTTACAGATCCTAAATCATCTACACTAGCTGTAACACCAACACCAGATACAAATGGTGATCCTACGTTTTGAACGCCACCACCTCTAACAGAGGCGACAGCGAACTCGGCTAATGCTCCATGTCCTAGTGGCATTATGGTTTACCCTGTCCTCTCGTTCTAGTATGTAATCTTCTAGTATTTTTATTCTTTGGTCTACTTCTAGAAGAATCACCTATACTTGTTCTTTTCTTTACCGGTGTAAAGTAAACATTTCTTACTGATAATTTAGACATTACTCTTTAGGATTGTCATCTTTAATTTTTTTAATACGAGCTTTCCAAGCGTCAATGTCCTTGTATATTTCATCGAGCTGGTCACCAATATCACCATAAGCCGCTTTTCTTGTAGCTCTTACAATATTGTTTTTTTCTTCAGTATTACCTGCATTTTCATAACTGGCTAATTGTGAGTCTGTAGGTTTATCTAAACCATCCACGCTCCAGCTTGCTATATACGAGCCCTTACCATCCGAGTCATCCTGTAAAGCCACATTGCCCCCTGTAGCGAAATCAGCAATCTTGCTGTTAGCTTCACAGTAAAGTTTTACTTTAGTTGATAGACTTGCCATGTAGACCTCCTTTTGTAATTGTTATCATGTTATACTCCTAATAGTTTAAAACCTGTTAAGTATGGTTTGTAGTTGGAGTCACTCAAAGTACGAGATCCTCCACCGCCATCTGAATTATCTTGTATAACATAAAACTCTATATAATCCCCAGCAGATAAATCTGCAGTGTGACTTGCATTAATTACAACTGAAGATGTAGCGGTCGCTGACATATATGACCTAAATCCAGAGGATCTTAGTGATGCTCCATTCTTATATAATTGTATTTGAAAATATCCGTTAGTTGTCATGGAAACTAGATAACCACCATAATGAAATACATATTTACCACCCTCACCACTTGGCACTGTAAAACGATAATTAGTAGAATTATCAAATGCAGAATCTGTGTCCCAACTTTCAGTATCTAAAGTAACTTTTACAAATCCACCATTGCTTATGCTTTGTGTACTACTAGCTGTAGCTCCAAATGAGGGAGTATTGTCTCCTGCACCAATATAAGTTTTTATTCTTGAAGCCGCAGTTTTTCTAAGTGTTCCACCTGCTCCATCATCTATTAAAAATAAATCAGCGTCAGCTATAGCTCCGCCAATATCTGTTTGACCTGTTAGTAAAGCAGTGTTAAGTTTGTCTGCTGTAACTGACGTATCAGAAGGTGTAACTGTGCCACCAACTGCACCAGATATTTCTGTAATAAATATAGAAGCACCACTTGCAGGTGCTGTGCTAAATGTGATCTGTGTGCCACCTGTAGCTAAAGTATAATCCGTGCCGGGTAACTGTATAACACCATCATGAGATACTAAAAGCTGTGCCGCAGAACCAACTTGTGTGCCTAAATTAAAAGTTGTGTTAGAGCCATTATAAGTGTTACCAGATGTATCTAGTACCTTAAACGTGCCCTGCTTAATTCCTTGTCCTATATATGCCATCTATCCTCCGTTTGCCGCTTTTAATTCATCATATTTAGTTTTTATTTGAGACCAAGTTACTTCAGAGTTGTCTCCGTAAATTGCTCTTTCAAGGCCATCTTCTCCTACAATCCATTTAACATTTTCTGCTATTTCTGCTTCTGTTTCTGGCATACCCTTAATTATAAAATCTACATTGGTTAAACTTTTAATGGCATTTGAAAGTATAATATTATTAGGTAGTGTCATGCCGCTACCTCATAAATAAAGAATGTTGAAAATCCTGCATACTGATTTATTACACCATCACCTTGTGCCTCTGGTCTTTTTGCATCTATTTTTAAATCTCTAGCTGATGTACCCCATGACGCATAAACAGCAAACATAGGACAAAACAAATTACCTCTTGATGCTGTTGAGCTACTCCCATATCCTTGATACGTATCAAACGCTTCTTGTATAGTTGAACTTGCAGTATCATCTAAAAATCTTGCGGTAACAATACTATTATAACTTGCGTTACCATTTAGATACATTTGTAAAGAACCATGTAAGTGTAATGTAGAGTCAGAAGCTAAAGGTGTAAAATTAACATTAATTATACTGCTATATGATTGACCTAAAGTAGTAGATGCTGTTGATTGACCATAACCTACCTTAATTACTTTTCCGTTTGTAAATCCAGAACTTAAAGCTGTTCCTCCGTTAGCAACAGGGGTTACACCTGTTAACATATTTGCTACATCTATTTTACTTAGTGCCATGTTTTACTCCGTTGGTTGTTTCCATATTGTGTGTTTTAATTTTGTATTTGGAAATGTTCCTTCAATTTCTAAAAGAGAATCATAATCAGATTCACTTGTAAAATTAGCAGGTATGTCTCTCAAACTTTGCCTCCATGTTTTTATGTAGTCTGGCATCGTATAATCAGAATTTGCCATGTAGTCTGTTGATTGTAATCTATCTAATCGCAACTGTTTAATAACTTCTAATTTTCTTGATGCACTTCCATCATTCCATTCTTTTTCCATAGCATCTGCTTTAGCTTCTTCTTCAGCAGTGTATTGTATTCTAGTTCCGTTTACATCTTTATATCTAGCCATATTAAGTTACCTTTATTCCGTATAAAACATATTTAAAATTTTGAACTGTTCCAGCAGGTGGCTCTAGCTTAAATCCACCGTATGTATTCGATGTATTTCCATCATTAAAAAATATTGCACCTGTTCCACCTCTCCATACGGCATCTGTTCTTACATAAGTTTTTTCATAAAATACTTGTGCTTGATTAAAATCAACTCCTTTGTATGGATTATAAAATTGCATATTTAGAGTATGAAAAGGGTCTTCGCTTGATGGTGCTATATTATTTGTTATTTGTGCATATGATTGATTATACCCAGAATGGTCTATTGCTTGTGTTGTTGAAGAACTTGAATTTATTTCGTGTCTATCTGAAACATAAATATATTTTGCTGTAGAAACTTCTGTTGAGCCAGAAGTAAGCCATCTAAACCTCATTTCGCCACCATCAGTAGATTGTTGATACATACATCTAAATGTATAAAAATCATAAGTGGTGCTAAATACATCTTGTAAACTTAACGATGCAACTGTGCTAGAAAAATTTTCAGCAGTTGCTAATTGTACATGAGTACCACTTCCTAAATTAGATTGTTGAACATATTTAATTGCGTTACTAGCCGCACTATCAGCAATTAAAAATTTATCTGCCGCTACTAAAGTAGATTTTTCTGTGCTAGCTGTAATAGCAGTAGGGTCAAGATGCTCTTCGGATATTGCATCATCTGCTATCAATGTACTATCAATAGCATCTGCTGTAATCCCTCCTGTTGGTATTGTTGTTTTACTCATGTGTTACTCCTTCGGATATTTATCTTTAATTGCTTTAATGCTTTTGTACCATTCACCTGTCGCATCTAATTTACCTGCTGTAATGTCATGATACAATTTATCAAATTGTTCACCAAAATAAGGATATTCCGATTTTCTGTCTGTTTGGTACTGTAAAGCATTTATTTTATCTTTAATTTGTTGTTTAGTAATGTTAGTTGGATTTCCATCATGCCATTCAATAGTGCAAGTATCTATATCTGTTCCCGATACTGTTACGTTTGCATCTGCTTTGATTTTTAATATTGCTTCGCAAATCATATTATGCTCCTATTTCCATTACTGTTATTGTTCCAAGTGTATTATTTTGTTGAGCGATAGCAGTTCCACTTCCACCACTTCTTCTAAATTGAGCTTTATAGGTTGTGGCTGATGTAGTTGATGGTGAGTCGAGAACAATCATTGTAATTGATGACTGAATATCATTGGCACCAAAAATTCTTGCAATCACATCTGTGCTACTAAGATTAGTTGAACCTCTTAACAAAGTATACTCAGATTTTGCTACTGTGTTACCAGAATATCCTGTTGTAGTACACATAACTAAAACTTTTGATGATGTTGCTGAGGGAGTAATTGCAACAGATAAACCTGTGATGTCTGAAAATGATGTTGAAGTTGTGCTTCTTTCAGTTACATCTGTAGCAGTGACAACTTGTAAAACTTTACCAGTGTCCCCAACATATGTTTTTATTCTAGATGCCGCAGTTTTTCTAAGTGTTCCACCTGCCCCGTCATCTACTAAAAATAAATCAGCGTCAGCTATGGCTCCACCAATGTCAGTTTGACCTGTTAGTACACTAGTTGCTAAACTACCAGCCGCAACACCACCCGCAGGAACATCAATAGTTCCTACACTCTTTGCTTGGTGAACAACATAAATATTGTTTGTGCCGCTAGGAGGTGCACCAGTAAATGTCAATGTTGTACCAGATAAAGTATATGCTGAGTTAGGATCTTGTCTTACATTACCAACAAATACCTCAATGT